AAACTACGCAGCTGTTACTGAACAGGATGGTGTAATTGCTGAAGGAGCAGTTTAAAATAAAACTTAAATATTTATTACGAAAGGAGTTAGTGTATTTGCTAACTCCTTTTTTTTTATATTTGTATTATGGCAACATTGAACGAATTATCATATAACGTACTCAATATAGCAAGAGGTGGTTTGTCTTCTGATGATGACCGTTTGAATATACGTCAAATTAAATTTTGGATTGGATATTACAGAGCCTACGCTATTAAAGAGAGTTTAAAAAAAGGTACAGGTGTAGATTCACAACTTGTACAAGACCTGGGGGTTCTTACTTTAGAGTCGGTTGATAAAGCTGACCACCCTACTGTGTTATGGGGATGTGAAGTTAAACGTGTACGAGTACCAAAGCTTGTAGATTTACCAAACGATAGTGGGTTAGTTTTTATTGGATTAGTTGATAAACAAACTCCAATTATATTATCTCCACCTAATGTAGTTCATTTTAAAGCTCATCAAAGGTTCACAGGGAACATGAGAAGAGCTTATCTTATTGGTGGGTACTTATATGTTACTGACCCATTTAATGAGGATATATGCTACGTAAACGTAAGAGGTATATTTGACAATCCAAGTGATGCAGGATACCAGGGAGCAGATGGAGATTATACTTGTATCGATGATGATGATGAGTATCCAATGCCTGAGTCTTACGTTCCGTTAATAGTTAACTATATCATGCAAAAAGAATTGAACATGACTATAAAAACTACTAACGATGAAAACAATGATAGTAGAGAATCGAATACTCAGATAAATGACCAAAAAGAAATTAAGTAAGATACACTCAATAGAGGATATTTTTAACTCTGTGAAAGACGACATGAACGCAGAGTTAAAAGCCAATGGATTTAAACCTATTGGTTTTTCTTATTTCAAAAGAATAGTAAAGCTCTATTGGAAAATAATAATGGATAGAGTTATTTACAATTATGATGTGGTTGAGATTTGGAAAAATAGAGGAACTCTTTGTGCTCACAAGATAATGTGTACAAGTTTTAATCCTCACGGTATAGATGTAAATAAAACTGATGGTTATTTTTACTTTATATTTTGGAATAGACCAAAGTGCAATAGATACTTTAAGTTGAATGTCGCACCTATTTGGAAAAAGAGACAGTATCAAAATGTGGTTTTAAATGGGGGAGATTACCCTGAAATAATGGAAGAAAGTTATGTTCGTTAAAGATGAGGTTAAGCAAGAGAGATTAGATATTTGTAAATCTTGTGAAGAGTTTATAAAGCTTACTGCTCAATGTGATATTTGCGGTTGCTTTATGAAAGTCAAGACAATGATTAAATCGGCTAAATGCCCTAAAGGAAAATGGAATGACACCAAGTAAATTAAACGTAAAAACAATTATCGCTAATGTTATTAGGGATGCACAGCTTCATGATGTAGGACACTTAATTGATTCTATGATAGAGTGGGCTTATGAGGCAGAAACATTTATTGGTTCTACTGACACTTTTGTTCATAAAGAATGTGAGATTATTGTAAAGAATAATAGAGCAAGACTTCCTCTTGATTTATATCAATTTATTTCTTTTAAAGTTAATAATGTTTATCCTGAAGTTACAAACAGAGACTTTAGATTATTCTACAAGAACTCTCCTCATTTAGCTTCTTCAAGTGGTATTCAATCTGTTACTACTGATGCACATCAAAATAACACATCTTTAATCAAGATGAAAATAGAGAATGGTTACATACAAATCTCAGGTATAGTCGAAGAGACTAAGGGTGGTTTATCTTACATGGCTTTTGATTTAGATGAGGATGGATTTCCTTTGATAAAGGATGGGCACGAGAAAGCTGTAGTTGCTTATATCTTATGGAAAATAAAAACTGCAGACTTTATGAATGGTAGAGTTTCAGGAAATGTTTATTCAACCTTAGAGCGTAGATGGTATTGGCTATGCGGTCAAGCAAGAGGTGATGATGAAATGCCTAATCCAAAAGAAATGGAATACATCGCAGATATGTACAAGCAATTATTACCAATGCCTAATAAAAATTATTTCTAATGGCTGGACAAAGAATAACTAACTCCTTTGAAGGAGGAATGAGTGGAGACTTAGACAATAAGTTACTCGCTAAGAATACTTTTAAAGTAGGTATTAATGGTAGGCTTATATACAATGAAGAAGGAACTTTAAGTTTTCAGAATAATAAAGGAAATGTTTTATCTGTAAGCAGATATGGTTCTGAGTATAACTTAATTGGTAAAGCAGAGTTTGCTGATTTTGTTATTTTATTTTCAATTAAAACTGTATCTAATGTTAAAAAGAGTGAGATAGGATATATCATATTTAACAATGATGGTGTTGGAGTTTACACTAAACTTTTTAATGATGTAGATGATGACCCTTATAATGATAGGTATAATTTTTCAACTAAATATCCAATACAAGCTGTTCCTTTTTATGAGAGCGACACTTTAATAAGAACTTATTGGACTGATGACTTTAACGAGCCAAGAGTTATTACAATAGAGAAAACAGGTGTTAATCAATACCAAATGGTAACTGATAGCGTGTTCATGTCAGGAAGCACTCCTGATTGGAATATGGGAGAGTTTAATTTCAAAGGAAGAATTGACGGTTCTTTAAGAACAGGTATTTATCAGTATTCTTATAGATGTGTAACTAAAGACGGATACCAAACTCCTTGGAGTCCTGTAACTTATCCTATAATCAATACAGGTAAAAAATACATGGCTAACTCAGAACAATACGGAATGGGTAATGTTGATGAGATTGGAGTTATAGGTCATTTGATTAGAATCGAAGGTCTTGATTTTAGATATGAAAAAGTAGAGATTGCATATACTCATGCTATAATAGCTGACGGTGTTAAAGAAGCAGGTATATTTGCTGTACTACCTATAGATGGTCAAACTTACATAGATGTTAGGCACACATCTATTGAGAACATTACTCCAATAGAAGTTACTGAGCTTACAGATGTAAAAGATGTTTTTTCTAAAGTAAGAACTATTCAGATAAAAGACAATAGATTATGGTACGGAAACGTTGAGTACAATAAATCTCTTGTAATTCCTGATGAAGTTCTTGAAGGTTTTTATGTAGAGCCTGAATTTAGAGCGTGTGGTACAGACTTTAAAACAGTAACAGGATATGGTGTTTCTAATTATCACGGAAACACTAATGGTTTTCAAGCTGTAGTTCCTGGGGGAGGTGGAGCAAATTTCAAAAAAAGAAAATTTCAAAGATTTGATGGTTCAGGAACTTATGAAGTTAGTGTTCACCCAAATAAAGGTGGAGGTCTTGATGACTATGTAAATTATCAATCAGCTCAAACTTGTCATAGTTTTACAGGGTATTTCAGAGGAGAAACTTATAGATTTGCTGTTGTATTTTTTGATAAAAAAGGGTATCCTTTCTTTGCTAAGCATTTTGCAGATGTAACTATGCCTGAGCATACTCTTGGATATTTTGAAAGTGCTCTTGGTAATGACGGTAATGACCCAAGAAATTATATAAACGGTCTTACAGCTCAAAGGGTTAGAGAAGACGGTACTACTCAGTATAAGAAAATAGAGATAGGAAATCAAGTCGGTGTTCCTACAGAAACTAATGATGTTAACGATACAGGTGATAGAGTTTTAGCAGGTAAAGCTGTAGCAAGACATGGTGGGCAACCTACTATTGAAAGTCAGTATCAGATAGCTCACAACTCTCCTGTAAATGGCTCTAACATTATTAAGCCAACAAAGCAATTATTTACAGACCCTAATGATAATGATACTGCAAATGAATTAAATACAAGTAATTATTATAATCAATATAAGTTTGCTAATGCAAGGATACTTGGTCTTAGATTTGGAGGAATCGATTTAAGTGTAGAGATTGATGGTGTTCCTTTGTATGATTTAATATCAGGTGTAAGTATAGTTAGAGCTGAAAGACTTGGAGCTGATGAGCAGATAAAAGATACAGGTGTAATACTTAACTGTCAGAGAGGTGGAACAGACACATCTTCAAGAGCTAAAGGGTGGATTCTTTCAACTCCATTAACAGGGGGTGTTTCTTCAGTTCAAAAAAATGTATTCAATTTTAGAGCTAAAAATGAAGGTGGAGGTCAAACTGAAAATTTAGATTTACTTCCTCATGCTTATACTTTTGATAGTATTAAATATAAAATAACAAGAGAAATACCAAAGGTTAATCAGGGTGTTACTCAGATAAAACCTATGTATATAGCTCACACTAATAATACTGCTTATGGACAGAATAACTTTGCTGATGCAGGCTTGTTAGGTGTAAGAGGAGCTTTAGATGGAGACGGAACAATAAAGAGACATTATGTTTCAAAAAATCTAAACACATATAATCCTTACGCTTTAACAAACGATTCTTCAGGAAGATGGGTTCAATGTACTAAATATGCTAATGTTCAAAAAATAATTGATATACCTAACGGTGGAAATAACTATGGATACATAGCTAATCATATTATAGGAACTGAAGCGTGGATGGCTTCTATTGATGATGTAGGATACAGAAGGTCTTTAGATATTTGGTTTGGTTACGATGGTTCAAAAGATAGTAAATGGTTTAGAGGTAGAGCTGCAAGTTCTTTAATTATAGAAACAAGTTTTCCTTATCTTTCTTCTGTAGGTAACACTACTCATGTTGACGGAAACAGAAATAGCAAAACATCTGTGTATGTAGCAGCTCTTGTAGAGAGAAACCCACAGCCTTATGGAGGGCTTAGAAATGAATCTCTTCAGAATACAAGATTCCACACAACAGGTCATTTTCTTTCTGTTGATGAAACGGTAAAAGCTAAAATAAAAGACGGAGGATATGTTCTAAATGAAATGGAAGTTTGGGGTGGAGACTGTTACTTGGATGCTTTTTCTTACACAAGAATACTTCCTGTAATTGAATACGATGAAAGTTGTAAGCCTCAAGCAAATGGAGACGGAGTTAACGATGAACAATCAGGTGATGGAACTTCAGGTGGAGAATTTAGAGATTGGGCTCACTCTTTAATAGTTCCTATTGAGTCTAAATATAATTTTAGATTAACATATAAGGATGACGCTAATGGTGTTCCTACATGGGCTCATGTCGGAACTAATAACGCAGCTTCAATGATTGGTGATGCAGATAAAAATTATCATAATCCTTACAGCTCAAAAGGAATTTTTGAAAGCTCTTCATCGACTTGCCCAGATAAGTTAGAAAATTTTCAGTTACAAGATGCCCTTCTTTACACGGACAGAGTTAGAACTTACGTAACTAAACCTGAAGGGTTTTTGGATATAAAAGATTATCCTTCGAGATGGTGTTGGTCAAATGAAAAGCAACCTTACAATGTAAATATAGATTCATTTAGACAATTTGAAGAGCTTTCTAATTATGACCTTGATGCTACTTATGGAGAAATTGTAGGTAACGAAATACTTGGTCAACAGTTATACTCTTTACAGTCAAGAGCTTTTGGTAGATTAAAAGTAGGAGACAGAGCTGTTGTTACTACACCTCAAGCAGGAGACTTAGTTCTTGGAGAGGGTGGAATAATGGATGGTATTGATTACATATCGAAAGAGTTTGGAACTCAGCATAGAGATAGTATTGTTTCTACAGGTAGAGCAATCTATTGGGTTGATTCTTTGATGAGAAAAATAATGAGGTTTGCAGGTGATGGATTATCTCCTTTATCTGATATTAAAGGATTACATAATTTTGTACAGCCATACATAAATAGAACAAAAGGTTATGATATGGTTACTGATAATTATGGTATTAGAAGTGCTTATGATTTTGACAATAACGATGTGGTTTTTACAATAAAGAATGGTGTCGCTTCAGGAGAAGAGTACGATGTATCAGATGTTTCTGTTTCAAGTTCTGAGGATATTACTCAAAATTTAACTATTTTATATAACGAAGACCTTGGAGCTTTTCATGGAGTACATACTTACTATCCTACTGTTTATTTTAATTACGGTAAATTTTTATACAGTAACAGAAACAACGGAACAGGTGGATTGTACAGATACAATTCAGGAAATAAAGGTCAATACTTTAATTTATATTATTATTCAGTTTTAAACATAAAAATAAATGACTTTCCAAACATGGTTAAAAAATTTGATAACCAAATATTTAACATCAATGAAGAAGGATTATCTACACTTAGAAAAGTAAGTTTAGAATCTGAAGGAGTTGCTCATACCTACCCTCTTTTAGCTCAAGAGATTACAAACTTGACAGGGTATCAGAGTGTTGCTGCTACAGGTAATTACGCAAGAGCAAAGTACAGGGAAGGTCTTTTAAGATTCCCTCTTAGAGAGCCGAGTTCAGGTAAACCAAGATTGTCAGGAAAACATCTAAACGAAGAAATTTGGATTAGAAATGACAGTAGAAATTTATTAGTAAGTATCACAAGTATTGATACAGTAGTTAGGCTACACAATAGAAAATAATTATCTTAGTAAAATATTTTTTGACATGGGAACATTTAGAAATACAAACGAAATAAATAAAGAATACGCTGACAATAGAGTAGCGTCTCCTGTAGCTAAATCTGCTTGGGATAAATTCTCTATGTGGTCTATGGGAATGGACAGATATGGAAATCAAAAAGGAGCAGGTAGTAAAATGCTTTCAGGATTAACAAATACTGTTTTATTTCCTCTTCCGTATATGTCAGCAAGAAATGTTAGACAAAAGTATAAAGGAGAAGCAGGTGGTGCTAAGATTAGAAACCAAGCTAAAAATAGAGCTATAGAATCAGGTGTAAGTCAAGCTCTTGCTGTTGCAACTTTAGGTACAAGTGGATTAATTTCAGGTTCAGCAGGTGCAGCAGGAGGAGCGGCAGCAAGTAGTGCAGGTAGTGCAGCAGGTGGTGCAGCAGGTAGTGCAGCAGGTGGTGCAGGTACAGCTTTATCTACCGAAGCAGCAAAGACTGTTGGTACTGAAGGAGCAAAAACTGCAGGTACAGCTTTAGGGAAAGAAGCTCTTAAAACTACAAGTACAGAAGTCGCTAAAGAAGTTGGCGAAGAAGCTGTTAAAGGTGGTATAAAACAATTTGGTAAAGAGTTGTTACAAGAAATTGGAGGAGAGAAAACTAAACTAATTCTTGATTTTGTCAAAGGATTTAAAGGTAAGGGAGATGTTGCAGGTAAAGAGTTTTTGAAATCTTTTTATGCAGAAAATAAAAAACAAATACTTAAACTTGGAGCAGATGAAGTAAAAGGTTTACTTTCAACGTATAAAGGAAAGTATTCTCAGTATAAAGATGATACTCAAATGACATCTACTTATAGCACTATGGATGGAGAAACTTCTTATAGAGACGCTAACAATAAATCTACTATGATGTTTAAAAAAGGAGGTAAAGTTGAAGGTAAATCTCACGATGAAGGTGGTGAGAAAGCTACTGTAGGTGATACTAACATAGAGGTAGAAGGTGGAGAGGAAATCTTCTCTGTCAAAGACACTAAGAAAATGGAATCTTTTATGAAAAAGAAAGATGCTAAAGGTCTTGGTAAGTTTGTTATGGGAACTATGGCTAAACATAGAGATAACCCTCAACCTACTTATGCTGAAGGTGGAACTTCTGATTTAGGTAAAGATTATGATTACTTAAATAAAACAAGCAAATTTGAAAGTGGAGACATGAAAAGTAAAGCTGTTGGTTACGATAAAAACGGAGGAACTTCTTATGGTACAATTCAATTAGCTTCTAAGCAAAAAGCTGTAAACGAATTTATTAATTTTTTAAATAGTTCAGACAATCCTCAATATAAAGAAATAGCTAAAGAGTTAAGCTCTGTTACTAATTGGAACACAGGTAGTAAAACAGGTGCAGCTGTTGACGCTTGGAATAAAGCTGTTGATATGTACCCTGAAGCTATGTCTTCTGCTGAGAAAGAATATGCACATAAAATATATACCGAGCCTGTTTTGGATTATGTAGCTGAAAAATATGGTATAGATAAGGAAAATATTTCAGATGAAATGAAAGCTATGATAGCTTCAAGGTCTATACAGCACGGTGTATCAGGAGCTAAGAGAGTAATTAGTAATTCTTGGGGAAGTAACGCTAAAAATTTATCTGATTCTGAGTTAATAAGTTCTGTTTATAAAGAAGTTGGTGATAATGTTGACAAATATTTTTCATCATCTACACCTGAAGTAAAAGCTTCTGTTAAAAATAGAATGAAAGTAGAGTCTAATGAGTTAATAAAAAGCATTGGTGTAACTTATGATGATGAAAAAACTAATACTAAATATCAGGCTTATAAGCAGGGTAATCAATACAGTAATCCTTTAACAAAAGAGCTTGCTGAAACAGTTGCTTCATTATCTGAAGAAGATGAGTACACGAAAAATGCTGATGCTTTAATTAAGCAGCAAGACATATTAAAGACTAAAACGAATGAAACTTTGTTTTTACTTGAAAAGTATGAAAGAGGGGAGCTATCTCCTCCTAATGGAAAAACTATTCAAGATGTAAGAAATGAATATCAAGATTTAAAGTCTCAATCGTATTCTTTACAAGCTGATATTATTAGAGAGCAAGGTTATCACGCTGTAGCTATTAGTGAAAAAGTTAATCCAAAAATAGAAGCTCTTAGAGAAGATTTAGAAAATTCTTATACTCAAGGAAAAATAAGTAAAGAAGATTACGATAGAAATAGTGCTTCTTTAATTAATCTTAAAACTAAAACTGATAAATATTATTCTGATTCTAAATTCCTTAATGATAGAGTTGATGAGATTAATTATGCCAAAAGCTCAGGTAAAAAAGAACTACTTGAAACACAAGTTGATAATTTGACATATCAAATAAAACAACTAAGAGAGAGTAAGGTTGCTGACTACGATTCACATATTAAAGCTAATTCTATTATTGATAGAGAAAAAGCTTTAGCTGAAGCAAAACAAGGTTTAATAGATTACGATGCTGAATTAGGAGAATTAAGAAATCCATTAAAAGAGTTTACTTATACTGATTTATCTATT